GGTTGAATTTGTAACTGACGAATATACATATAAGGTACAAATAGGCGAAACAACCAGTATCAGTAATTTTTTAAAGAAAGATACAACGTATACGAAGTTATTAAGTAAATATATTGACTCTTTAAAAAAGAGAGATAACTTAAAAAATTTAATTGAGTATTACGGAGCTTTATTCAAACGTTAATATTCGGAAAAAGTAAGGGTAAGATAGGATAAGATTATTTGGGGGGTAGAGGGTCTATATGATTGGGTATGGAAGCAATTTGCCGGCGGCGGCACTACCCTTGTAGAAGCCAAATTGCTTAATAGAAATATAATCGGCGTAGATGTTAATGAAACGGCCTTGGCAAGGTGCCGAGAAAAAATAAATTTTGAGCACAGCGGTGCGAACGGCAAGGTGTATCTTTATAAGGGGGATGCCCGTACGTTGGATTTTATTAAGGATAACAGTATCGACCTTATTTGTACGCATCCTCCTTATGCCGATATTATTAAGTACAGTGAAGATATTGAAGCGGATTTGTCGCATTTAAAAGTGAAAGATTTTCTTATCGCCATGCGTGACGTGGCTGTCGAAAGTTACCGCGTTTTAAAAAAAGATAAGTTTTGTGCCGTCCTTATGGGTGATACTCGGCAAAAGGGGCATATGATCCCCATGTCCTTTGAGGTTATGAAACTATTTCAGAGCGCCGGATTTAAGCTTAAGGAATTGGTAATCAAAGAGCAGCATAATTGTAAAGCAACGGGGTATTGGAAAACCAATAGTGTGAAATATAATTTTTTGCTCATTGCACACGAATATTTGTTTATATTTAGGAAGTAAAAGGAGGTGATACCCGCATATAGGCAAAGAAGATTTCCTATACCGCCATAACGCGATGTAGCGGCAGGACCGCTTTATGGTTGACTTGACGGTGTATAGGACATTTGCTATAATGTACACATTGTGGAAAGGTGTCCGAGTGGTTTAAGGAGCTAGTCTTGAAAACTAGTGATGCGGCAACGCACCGTGGGTTCGAATCCCACCCTTTCCGCCATATTTCCTTATGGTTAAGAAAATAAATTCACATGAGTCCACGTAAGATTATCACTGAATCATTGAAGAATGGCCATCGTCTTATAAAATCATATAAGTTCGTATGTTTGCCCTATATCTGCCCTATTTAAAAATGCAATAGGGCAGAAAAATGTATTCAATTAGACGGGGCATTTTCTCAGTTGTATGGCGCAGTTCAATTGGTTCAAACCGGTTCAAACCGGTTCAAATTTTAATATAAAAAAAGGGCTATCGTATTTGATAGCCCTTTTTTTATGCTTTCTGTATGGTATCCAGTGCCTTTATAATTACTTTATCCATATTGTTTGTAACATGAGTGTATACCGCTAATGTTGTTTTCGGTTCATTATGCCCGACACGAGCCATGATTGCTTTAAGCGGCACATTTTGTTCTGCCAGCATACTAATATGAGTATGCCTGAATGTGTGTGTGCTTATAGGCTTGGAAAAATTAATTTTCTTTAGTAGCTTGTTTATATTTTGAACGCTATAAGGATGGCCGCCGCTCGTGGTGAATACATAAGCAGTATCAGGATAAGTAAACGGTGATAATTGAGCGGCACGATTGGCCCGAATAAATGACTCTATAATTTCTACCGCCCGGGCGTTTAAATAAATTTTACGAACAGAGTATATATTTTTAGGCGGTATTCTTGCCTCGGGGTCTTTCGTAGATTTAGTCCATGACAATGTAGCATTAATATCAAGCATAGAGTTTTTTCTGTCATAGTCTTTGAATCGGATAGCCGCCAACTCACCTATACGCAGTCCTGTAAGCGATTGAAATTCACAGATAAGACTAATGGCGGGGTTGAGTTGATAAAGAAGGGTTAGCACCTTTTTCAGTTCATCATGGTCTAAATATTTAGCGGCGGCTTTTTTTATGTCATCTGTTGTTGTAGGTTTTTTTCTTATTTCTACATCATCTAAAAAATCAATATCCTTGATATATTTCATACGCTTGCTATACTTAAATACCATGCAGATAAACCCGAATATCATTTTGGTATAGCTGAAGGAATGCGTTTTATAAAAATTTGATATGGTAGATTGCAGTACAGATACGGTAAAGCCGGAAAGCAGAATATCTTCACCGAATAACTCTAACACCTTTTTGAGCGAAAGTTTTTTACGAATCGTGGTATTATCTTTTTCAAAGGGTTTATTCTGATCAATAAATTCATTGGCCGCAACACTAAAAGGTTTATCGGCGTACATGGCATTATTCGTGAGTTGATTAATTTTATTTTGAAGTACCATAGAGGCTTGCTTAAAAGCTTGACGGGATTTAGAATTGAACGAAACACTTACCCGCCGCTGTTTCCCTGTCAATGGGCAATGATAGCGTTCATAAAAGACATACCGTTTCACATTATTTTTAGTAGTTTTTTCTTCTACCCACATAATCAATCACGCTCCTTTGTGGTATAATACATACAGGTGGGGAGGCTTTCGCCTCCGCCTGTACTTAAGTCCCTATTTTTTAGATTTCTTGGAGGATTTCTTCTTAGGGGCTTTTTTCTTTTTGCTATCGTAGTGTAGGTAAATCATTACTAGCCATCCGATGAACCACTCAGAGTAAACTAAAATATGAAGTGTGAAATGTAAAATATGAAGTGTGAAATGTAAAATATGAATTGTGAATTGTGAATTCTTTTGCAATAGGACTGTTTTGTAGGAGCATAGCAACATTTAAGAAACTACGAAAGCTGAATATAGCTAGGTTTCTGCTTGTCTGACCGACATTTATGTCGGTCAGTTTATATGAGGACAACTCTTCACCTGTTAATTTTTTATGTATATTGGACTATTAAGAAATATAGGCCAATATAATGGGATATATTGGACTATAAAAAAATATAGTCTAAAAAATATTAAAATATTAGACTTAACTATCTATAATACTCAATAAAGTCAATGGAAAAGGGTAAAATTTGTAGACAAAAATAATATTTTGGTGTATTTTATAGTAAAGTTGACTTGTGAAGGAGCAAGGCTGGGTTCCCGAATGGGAGTAGGATAGAATCTTAGAATTCCCAAGCCCCTAGGGTCAGCTTATTTTTTTTAATGAATTTCGTAGTCCTTGAATGATATGTTCGGGGGCTTTTTTTATTTCTTCCTTTATGAGAATTGTGAAAATCTCAAGCTTACAATTGATAGAATGAGTTTCATATAGTACGTTGTAATCCAGCCCCAATATCTACCATTTTGTTGATGTCAACAAATTCGAAGCAACCCGCGTGATGACTGGCTTTTCTCAACAAAAGACCCATCCTGGTGCGCTGTAGTCGTTAAACCCTGAAGCGTGGATGGGTACTGGTACCCTTATTATATCACGCTGTGCAAGGATCGTTATTTTCCTGGCGTCAGGAAAATAGGGGATATACATCAGTTGACGGCGATATATACTATTCCAAGCCCATTTGCGTTTTGCTGTCTACGGTACCATCTCCGCCGAAGGTGATAACAATATTAGCGCCACCTAAATTCATCCAAGTATAAAGAGATGATTGCACGCCCATAATTTCTGTTTGTGTAGATAAGCGACCTTCACTTCCTAGAATTTGTTTTACTTGATCATAAGTCATGCCTGCCTGAATTTGATTGAATTGGTCAAGAGTAATCTTGCTTCCACTTGGTTTTAAGAAGGAAAGGCTGGCAATAGATTTGCTATTAAGAGACCCGTTTTGGAACATTAACGTCATGTGCGCATTATCAACCACAAAGTCATAGGATTGTGTTTTTATATCCGCAATCACATTTTCGTGTGTCAGTGTACCTTCTACGCCAAGTGCATTTTTTACTTGTTCATAAGAAGAGCCCATAGGTAGATTTACGAATTTATCGTAAGCTACTTCCGATTTTGATGGAGCTTTTGCTTCTTGGCTCTGCGATGTACTAGGTTTTGATTCTGTATTTTGGTTAGAATCGTGACCACAGGCGTAGGATAAACCGATAAATACAACAACAGCTAATAAGAGTCCTTTTTTCTTAGTCATTTTTAAAATCTCCCTTTTAAAAAATATATACTAATGCCAAATGGCGTAAGTTAACAGATTTTAGGAACTATAAACTCAACGATCTCTCTCGCCACTTTAGCCGCTTGCTCGCTAGCAAAGTTGATATTGTTTTCGTCATTTGTACGGTCAAAGCCATGTATAGATGTGTTCTCATGGCCATAAGTAGCAAATTCTAAAAAGCCAGTAGTAACACCGGTAGATTTAACTTGAATAGCTAAAATGTTCTTAATTGGTATTATTTTGTAAGTGCGATTCCCTAAGTTTAATAGACCGCCTTTGGTGCAATCAATAACAACACATTTATCGTAAACAAATAAATTAACCCCAATTCCATCTAAATGATATAGGTGCTCACCCATAAAGTCTTTTGTCGGACTTTCAATAACTTTCTTTTCACTGTTGAAAAATCCCATAATACTAACCTCCTTGTATTAAACCCTTTTATATCCCAAAAATACTACTGGACTTACAAGCAATTTTAGATTTCTTAACTACTTAAAAAATACGCCATTCACTTAATTTTTCATACTTCGAGACTTGAACGGATAGTTTATATTAAAACGGCCTACGCAGTTCAACAACTTTACCGATGATGGTGACGGGAAGGTCTTGAATTTCTTGATTTGAATAAAACCGTGGGGGATATACAGCTACGTTATAACCGATTAAGGTTATGCCGGACGTGGCTTTTTTTATTTTCCCAACTCCTTCCCAATCTTCCCCAAAAATTCTCCCAACTGATTTCTTAGATTTCTTGTGAGGGGCTTTTTAATTGTGGATAATGTTTTGTTGGCGTCCGCAAAAGGAAAGCTGCTATCACTCGGCAACAAGTTTAATGGATTCTCTGTATTCTTCAGCCTTTGGAATTTCTACAAAGTTTACGGCTTTATCGTATTTTTCTTTGACTAAATTTTCGATATCAGTCAATTTTACTTTAAAGAATTCTTTACGATGATTTACTTTGTTGACCTCTAAATCTCTGAATTCCTGATGCAATAAAGCTTCAAGGGCGGGCGCATCGTCTGAAAAAATAAGTGCATGCACATCAAATTCAAATGGTACAGATGCGCTACTTAATTCTCTGATTCGATCTAAAGGCTCTAAACGGCGTGTCATGCCAATTTTATAGATATTTTCACCGAAAGATCCGATGTTTGAAATAATATATACATAACCGGCTTTTGCATTTGCTTTACGTTGTTCTATATTTTCTTTTTCCTTGGAGAGCTGAGCCAGCTTTTCGTTGAGTTCTTTTATCTTATCAATATACAGCTGTTTCTCTGCTTCTAATGAGCTGTTCTGTAGGTACTTCATCGTTCTTTCAATTTCATGCTTGAACTGGCTTTCATCTTTTTCAATTTTCTTTTTAGCCATTTCCATTTCATGACGTACTTTTTCCTCTTCCCGTAATTGTTCTTTTTGCACCTGCAAGAGCTCTTTTTCTTCTTGTAGTTTCTTTTGGTATGCATAGAAACAGCTCATCCTGGATAGTTTTAATTTCAGGAATTCTTTTGTGATCTGGACATTATCTACTGCAAATAGCTTATTATGAGCCTCAAAAGAGCGAGTGATTTTCTTCCGAATACTATCAAGATTGCGAATCGTTACGTCTCTGATTAAGCTTTCTGTTTCCGTATTAAAACTTCTGAGCAGCTGACTTTTTTGCTTCCGTAAATTGCTCTTAGTCATGTCTTCAGATCCAGAAGTAGATATAATGGCTTCATCGTCCTTTTGCAATTCCTGTTCTTCTGTCGATAAGAGTGAAAGTTGATTTTTTATTTCTGCAGAAGGGATCTGGTCATATATAGCGGTATCGGTCTCCGGTGTAGTCAAAACTTCATTAACTGATTTTTGAATTTCCTCCAAGACCAACTGTTCTTGCTTTGTTTCTGATTGAAGCTGGTTTGAGAGAATCAAATAACGTTTTTTCAGTTCCTTTTCTTTTTCATCGTAATCCTGCTCTAACTGAGTATATTTCCCCTGATAAGAATCAACTCGTTTGGCATATTCAGACTGAAGCATTGCTAAACGTTTGGTTTGTTCTTCAATTTTATCCTGAATATTTCCGAGCTCTATTAGCTCAGTAATTTCTACTGTATGCCATTTCTTTTGTCGCAGGTAAACTAATATGAGAGCAATTATAAATGGGATGCCATACATAATGGAACAAGAGCTTAATAGAACTAAAAACAGAGGGCTAAAGTAAAATGGAGCATTCTTAAAATATTTTAATTTAGTAGACATAAACTAATTCCTCCTCCTAAAAAATACTTGCGCAAATATTTATGACTTCTTTTGATGGGTTTTTAAAACTTGGCTCTCAGTTCAACTACCCTCCCCAAGATTTTAACAGGTAAATTAGCGATTTCTTCATTGGAATAATAATGGGGTTCATAGACACTGGTGTTTGTTGCAATTAAGGTAATTCCAGACGCTTGCTTTCTGATTCGTTTCACTGTAGCATCGTTTCCATTAACTAATACAATTGCAATATCTCCACTATCAACATCATCCTGCCTTTTTACAATAACAACATCACCTTCGACCATTCGTGGCTCCATTGATGCTCCATGAATCTTTAATGCAAAGAATTCTCCAGTTTTTGCAAGCTCAGGAGTGATTTCTTCATAATCCAAAATCTCTTGGATGGCTTCAATGGGGACGCCAGCGGCTACGTTTCCTAAAACTGGAATCCGCACACCCTTGCTCTTTTTGAGCCTAGGATTCATAAATTCTTGCTCTAAATCTAAATAATATAAATCATCGAGAGAGACATTATATAAATTTGCTAATTTGCTGGCAATATCTATGGAAGGATCAGAAACACCCGATTCCCATTTCTGGACTGTAGTAAAAGATTTTTTTCCAGTAAATTCTGCGATATAGTCTTGTGAAAATCCATGTTTAAGACGTAAATATTTTAGATTCTTAGCTATCATTTCAGGGACACCCCTAACCATTTTTAAATAATAATTCACAATTACAGATTAACATATATTTGATTTTATTTCAAGTACACCCTATTGAAACTCAAAAAAACTTGAAAAAAAATAAAGCTGACTATTGACGCTTGAAAAATAATCAAGTAAAATATAGACGAAATCAAGAGGGGAGGTGGTAACATGAAATATACATTGAAAGAGTTGCGGGCAAGAAAAAATGAAACGCAAGCTGATACAGCAAGAGCTGTTGGCGTCTCCAAAACAACGTATAATGCCTGGGAAAAAGATTTGTCGAATGTATCAATAAGAAAGGTCGCAGCACTTTGCGAGCATTTTAATATCTCACTAAATGACATAGCTATTCCATGAGCTTATTTTTTTGCAATTTAACTTGAAAATAAATCAAGTAAATAAAGGGGGGATAGCAATGAAAACTGACTGGGTACGCATTAAAGATATACCGAGTACATTCGGTATCGGAAAGACAAAGGCAAGTCAACTAATGCAAGAGATGAAGTCTTGCGGAAAATTTAAAGGGGGAGTTGATTATAGGGATATATCGCCGAAAATGAAATTTGTCAACGCAAAATCGTTTGACAGATTTTTAAACTCAAAACATTTGGCGTGGTTGAAAGAATCGTAAAGAGAGGAGTAAAAAACAATGGAAAAATTTAAGAAACTAATAATCACTATTAGGCAAGCTTTATGCAAGCATAAAGAAACAGAAAAAGTAGTACAAGATTCAGTATTTAAAAGAATAAGTGGCGAAACCGTCTACATTCGTTGTAAAAAGTGCGGAAAAATTTTAGACAGTATCAGCTACGAATACGAGGGCTTCGGCTACAAATAAAGGCGGTAGAAAATGAAATATAAAGTAACAGCACTTTTAGACTTTACGGAAGACGTGTTAGAACTTGACGACGGTCTAACAGAAGAGGAAGTAGAAAATGAGTTATACGAATATGTAAGTAGCTTTTTCGATTGGAACTACAGGAAAGTAGAAGAAGACTAACAAGGAGGAAAAAAATGAAAGAAAATGAATTGAAAGATGCGGCACTAGATACAAAAGATTTTCTTACTGACGATTTAAAGGAAGACCTGTATATGGAATTAAATGAAAGATATAAAGATTTAATTGGCAATCTTTTGCAGTATGTCGCTGATATGTTGAAACTGCAGATAGACGAAAAAGGCGGCATTACAGGCAAAGGCTATGAATTAGCACGATTTCTTACGCTAATGAATGTGGCTTGCGACTGCGAAATAAAAGCGTTGAAAAACTTCAAGCGGAAACTAGAGCGCGATATTAAAAGGATAACCTCTAAAGCAGCCGATGCCGATGAGGATTTAAATAGAAAATTATCTTGAAGGAGTGATGACCAATGGCAGAGTATGAAAGGGCTGTAGGGCGTGAACTGGCGAAAGAAATAAGGGAAGAAGTCGTCGCTAAAACTAGGGCTTTTGCGGGCGATCTTATGCGCTATGTGGCGGATAAATTAGGCGCGCCGTGCGATGAAAACGGGAATATCCATTGCGACAGCCAAAAAGCGTCGCGTTTTCTCCATGCGATGTTTTGCATTAGTGAAGATGCAATCGAATGGGCCACGAATCTGAAAGAATGGGCTTATGCGGAGGCTGAAAAGGCAGGTCTGTTTTTGCTATGCGAAGAGCTGAAGCCATTCCCTAATTTAAAAGCACAAAAAAGGAGCGATGATAAATGAATGTACTGAAAAGCGAAATGGGGACACAGTTGACGGCGATGACGCTGGAAGAAATGGAGATGTTGAAAAAGAAAGCGGCGTTAGAGCGGCTGGAAGTGGCCATTAATACCTTTGACGATGAGGCGTGCTTTTTGAAGCTTTCGGGGGACGGGAATACCGTAGCCATTCAATTTATAGGCGGCGGAATCAAAACCGTTAATGTCCGCGGCGATAGCGGAATTGCAATGTTATGTGACGTTTTAGAACAAGGCTTTTTTGAGTAATGGAGTGATAGCAAAAAAGCGGAGTAACGATAGACAAAGCGGAGTAACGATAGGCAAGTGAGAGAGAAAACAGAAAAGGAGCAAAAAAAATGACAGATGACAAATTAAAAGAAAAGCTTTTAAAAAGTACATTGCCACAAGAGATGGCAAAGAAAATGGAAGAGTTCGTAAAAGAGATATTCCACAAAGACGCACAATATGTCGCCGATATTTTAGAAATTCCGATAGATGAAAAACACGATATGACATGCACCGAAAAGAAAAAATCTCTCGCATTAATGTATGGGTTTTTGACTTGTCAAATACAGATGATGGAAAAGCTTAAAGCCACCATGTTAGCCCAAATCAAAAACGAAAACAGCAGTCTTGCAGAAAAATTAAGCAATTTGAAATTACATTGAAGGAGCGATGATAAATGGAAATAAAGACTTACGACATCCCCGACTGGGTAACGCCGCAATCTTACGACGACAATAAGCGGTATGTACGCAAGACGTACCAATACATTCCCGACTGGGTAAATGCGGCGTATGACAGGAATCACTATGGGATTTTACCCAAGCTACGCATTGTCGGCGAATGGTTGGGCTTACTGGGATTATGCTTATTGTTGTGCATGGGGATTTAGCGCTTATGAAATCTATCAAACTGAATTATGTGGAAACACGCGATGTGTCGGATTTTAAAATTGAAGTGACGGATACGGGAACGCGGTTGAAAAAATTAATGCGAATTACCGGCGTGATAGAATCGGACATGAAAAAAGCGAGTGTTTGCACCACCAAACACTCGTACAAAAAATAAAAAAGCTTACCTCCAGTATATCATATGGGGGAGAAAAGAGGAACTGTATGAAAGATGTAAAACTTATTATGACGGTTGAGCAGATGAAAGATCGTGACGCATGGTTACGATTGCGTACTCTCGGCATCGGCGGTAGCGATGCGGGAATTATTGCCGGTCTTAATCGATGGAAGTCGCCGTTTCAGTTATGGCTGGAAAAAACGGGGCAGGAAGAGCCGAAAGAATTGGAAAATAATGAATATATTTACTGGGGGAGAGTGTTGGAATCGGCTGTTGCCCAACGGTTTATGGAAGAGACCGGAAAGCAGGTTCGCAAGCAGGGGATGCTGCAGAATAAAACGTATCCGTGGATGTTGGCCAATGTGGATCGAATGATTGTCGGCGAAGATGCCGGCTTGGAGTGCAAAACGACCAACAGTTTTGCCGGCAAAGAGTGGGATGGCGATACATTACCTGATGCATACTATGTGCAGTGCCACCATTATATGATGGTAACGGGAACATCACGGTGGTACATTGCCTGCTTAATTGGCGGCAATCATTATGTGCAAAAGACGATAGAACGCAATGAAGAGGATATACGAGCGTTATTTGCACTGGAGCAGAAGTTTTGGATAGAAAATGTGCAACAAAATAAAATGCCGCCGGTGGATGGCAGTACCGATTGCCGTACCGCGTTACAGCAGCGGTTTTCACAAACGAACGGGGATGCGGTGACACCGTTGTCGGAAAAAGTCGCACAACTGGTTACGGAACTGCAAGCTTTTAAAGACGGCGAGAAAAAAACCAAAGAACAAATAAAAAAACTGGAAAATCAAATATGCGTTGCGTTGGGATCGTACGAAATCGGCGAACTGCCCGACGGGCATAAAATATCTTGGAAAACACAAGCCGGGCGCACTACTATGGACAGTAAAAAGTTAAAAGAAGAGCTGCCCGATGTGTATAAAAAATATAGCAAAATCGGCAAGCCTATAAGAGTGTTACGAGTATAAGGAGGAATGCGAAATGGCAACGACAAAAGGCGGCGTTATTGCTACGGCGCAAAAAGCGCAAGAGCAAGACGCGCAAAATAAAAAGAAAATGCAAGCATTAATTACGTCGATGAAACCGCAAATTGAAGCGGCCTTGCCGTCAGTTTTGACGGGTGAACGCTTTAGTCGCATGATTTTATCGGCCATGAGTACTACGCCGCAATTGGCGGCATGCACGCCGAAAAGCTTTTTAGGGGCAATGATGCAGGCGGCACAGCTGGGAGTGGAACCGAATACGCCGCTCGGGCAAGCGTATTTAATTCCGTTCAGAAATAAAGGTGTGCTGGAGTGCCAATTTCAGCTTGGCTATAAAGGCTTGATTGATTTGGCGTATCGTAGCGGCGCGGTAAAAGATATACAGGCGCACGAAGTGTATGAAAACGATACATTTGAGTATGAATTGGGCCTGACGCCGATCTTGAAGCATAAGCCGGCAATGAAAAATCGCGGGGAGGTGATTGCTTACTATGCGATTTATCATACTAAAGATGGGGGGTATGGTTTTGAAGTGATGAGTAAAGAGGACATACAAAAGCATGCGGAAGGCTATAGCCAGTCGCATAAGTCTACCTATAGTCCGTGGACAAACAACTTTGACGAAATGGCCAAAAAAACAGTGATAAAAAAATGCTTGAAATACGCGCCGCTTAAAACGGAATTTATACGGCAATTGGCTGCGGATAACACGATAAAAACCGAACTGGCGGAGCATATGGCGGAGGTAAACGATGTTACGGAATATACCGACATAGAAGTAACCGCCACTCCGGTAGAAGCGGAAGCGGAGCCCGTTCCTTTGGAAAACTCGGCACCGACTGACTGGTTTGAAGACAAAAGTAAGAATTAAGGCAACCCGATAAGGAGGTAAGCCGATATGGCGAGACCGATAAAACAAGGCCTTGATTACTTTCCTTTGGATGTCGGATTTTTGCAGGACGTGAAAATACGTCGAATAATTAGAGCGTGCGGAATACAATCCATCCCGATACTAATCAGCCTGCTGTCTAATATCTATCGTAATGACGGGTATTATCTCTTGTGGGACTCAGATATGCCTTTTCTAATTGCTGACGAAGTTGGGGTTAGCGAGGGCGCAGTAATCGAGACTGTCGAGAAGGCGGTGCAGGTGGATTTCTTTAACGCCAATATGTACAAAAAATATAGCGTACTTACTTCTGTGGGTATTCAAAAGCGTTTTTTCGATGCCGTAACCCGCAGAAGTATAGTCCGTTACGACGCAAGATTTATGCTCATAAACATAAATGTATACAATAACTCGGTTAATGTATACAATAACCCCGTTAATGTCGACAATAATCCACAAAGTAAAGTAAAGAAAAGTAAAGTAAAGGAAAGTAAAGTAAAGAAATTAATTAGAGAGTTTGAATCAAAACCCAAACCAAACCCCGTGCAATCTGTAAAATGTTCCACCTGTAATAATTCAGGATGGATTGCTACTGTAGATGAAGAGGGATATGAAAAAATGATGCGTTGTCCGGAGTGCAGTAAAAGGAGACAGGATGATAAAAAATGAAGAGGGGTATGCGGATCCTACGTATGCCGGAATGGTGGAGAAATTGCGAGAGAAAAAAGCGCACGTTACAAGTATTGAATTTTTAGTAGAAGGGAAGCCCCAAGGAAAGGGGCGCCCCCGATTTAGTATGAAAACTAAAAGGGTATATACGCCGGTTACAACGAGGAGATACGAAAAGCAGATACGAGAAGCGTATAGTAAAGCCGGCGGGAAATTATTTCCGGAACAATGCTATATAAAGGTAACGGTGGATGCCTATTTCAAAATACCTAAGTCTTATACTAAAGGGAAGAGATTAGCGTGCGCATATAATATCAATCGTCCTGATAAAAAGCCTGATACAGATAATATCTTAAAAGTCGTTATGGATGCCTTAAATAAGGTGGCTTATAGCGATGACAGCAAAGTTGTTGAAGTGCGATGCAACAAATGGTATTACACAAGTGCGTCTTTTTTAAAGATACGTATTCAAGAAATAAAAAGATGATCGCAAAATAGCGAAAAAGGAGAAATGACAATGAATTCATTTTTTGTAATGGGAAACGCAGGAAAAGATGCGGAAACCAGAATGACAAAGACCGAAAAAAAGGTAACCAATTTTTCCCTTGCTGTATATGCAGGAACGAATAAACAAACGGGGGAAGTAAATCCGCCCGATTGGTTTAAAATAGTTGCGTTTGACTCCGATATAGCGGAAACGATTACGAAAGGAGATCGGGTTTTAGTGGTGGGGAAATTAAAAAACACGTGCTGGGAAAAAGATGGCGTTAAACATACGGGCGTAGAAGTATGGGCAAATACGGTTGCAAAGATAACCCGACCTATAAAAACAATGGTGAAACAGGACACGGCCAATGAATTTGAATTAATGGGAAATGCGGCGGAAGATTCGAATATTCCATTCTAATTAAAAAAATTGTACTTGGTTCAAACCGGTTCAAACCGGTTCAAACTAGTTAAAACCGGACTTATTGGACAAAAACCGGACTTTGGAACAGAAAAGGAGTATAAAATGGAGCGCGTATATATAGGCGGAAGCATTAGCAATAATCCGAATTACTTGCAGGCGTTTGAGCAAGCGGAAGTGAGACTGATGAAACAGGGGTATATGGTAGTAAATCCCGTGCGGAATAAAGGGCCGCACTACAAAGACTACATTGATCAAGGGTTGGAACAGCTGAAGACTTGCGATCGGTTATATTTGTTGACAGGATACGAACGGTCTGAAGGCGCTATGCTGGAATTGTTTTATGCAAAAACTGTAGGCATGCCTATTCAGTATGAAAAAATTGATCATCCACAGCATTATAATGTTCCCGGTCATAAAGAATGTATTGTGGAAATGATGGAGCTATATGGCGTGGATAAGGTAATAACCTTTTGTGAGCTGAATTCCTATAAGTATCGGTATCGGCACGAGTTAAAAGGCGGCGAAGAGGATTTGTTAAAGGCGGCATGGTACGAAAAGAAAAAAGAAGAATTGAGGCATAGAAAGGACAAGTAATGAAATGTATATCGGAAATGTTTGTGGAATCGGCCATGCATTATGCACCAAAAGAGAACAACAAAAAAAAGACCACTATGAAACTATGGTTGCATCAGGACTAAGTTGGACTATGACGTTGCTATTCATGGTACTACATGATAAATATAGGTTTGGCCGTAATCGTTTAAAAGCTGTTATGGATTTTTTTAACACGATAGATGCCGACGGTACACAGCCGCAAGGATTTGTCCTTTTATGGCGGGATATGTTGGACGCTAACGGATTTGAGCGTATGAAAACGGAATATTTGGCCGAAAAATTGCGACGGGCGTTATTGGATCGTGAAAGAGATAAGCGGTGTATTGTGCATACACAAGATATTATTGCCGGGGCAATGATTGTGACGGCATATTGCTTGTATACTGTTTATGGGTTTCGCAAGAAAAGATTGCATGATTTTCAAGCATATGTTTCTGATTTGGTGTATTTGGTGGCAAAAAAAGAAATCCCGATTTGGGATTTTATGGAATGCTTGTATAGAGAATGCGGCATAGAACAAGATATACTTACTGAATATAAGCGGATACATGGGCCAATTGTAATATGAAGAAAGGAACGTGCTTCCGGCATTAATACACACAGGGGGATAAAATGAGGATAATTACATTATATCCGCAAATGAGGTAAGGTACCGTTTCGATAGCAGGTATTTTTGACGAGTTAATTTTTAGGCCGGTTCAAAAGGTTGTGATTATCATAGAGGCAAAAGAACGATTAAAGCAGATAAAGAAGCTGGACACAAGGATAAAACAAAAAGAGCGGCAGTATTGGGAGCTATATTATGCCGCCATTGGGTTAGGCGCCATTCGGTATGATAAGGACCCCGTACAAGTGACTAAAACACCGGATCATATGGCGAATCAAATACATAAATACATCGAGATGGAACGAGAAATTTTAAAAGAGAAGGAACAGCTACTACGCTTAAAATCCGAAATTATACGTGAAATACATAAATTGACCGATGATAGATATATCAATGTGTTGTATAAACGCTATGTTGAGTTTAAGGACTATGATACAATCGCAACTGAGATGCACTATGCAGTGGGTTATGTAAAAACTTTACATCATAAAGCACTTTTGGCATTATCTTACTAAATGTTACTAAATCTTACTTTTACATGTGCTATAATGATAGTGTGAAATTATGCGCAAAGCCATGTGCAAGAAACCGTCCGTAACTGGGCGGTTTCTTATACAAAAAATCTCCTTTTAGATGTTGGTTTATACGTATACACGTGCTATAATAAAATCAACAAAGGAGGTAATGACGATGTTATTTATTTATCCGGCGATTATACATGAAGATTCTGACGGTATATGGGCAGAATTTCCCGATTTGGAAGGATGCACTACTTATGGAGATTCTGTGGGGGAAATTTTGACCGGTGCCGCAGAGGCGATGGAGTTATATGTGTTAGGCTTACTTGAAGACGGAACGCAACCGCCTGTTCCGACAGATATAAAAGAAATAAAAAAACTGGAGAAAAATGCTTTTGCGACATTGATTCAATCGGATGTGGATTTGGCTAAAAATACTAAATCCGTCAAAAAGACATTGACCATTCCGGCATGGCTCAATCAGCGTGCTTTGGATAAAGGTGTAAATTTCTCTAAGGTTCTTCAAGAGGCATTAGTAGCAAAAACAGTATAATTTATTTGGGTTTATTAACCGCCTAAAAGGGCGGTTTTTTATTGCCTGAAATTTCAAAACGAATAGGATGGTGGTGAACATGTAATGAAACTGACGGGAAAACAAGAACGATTTATTGATTATTTTATTGAGACCGACAATGCTGCAGAAGCGGCTCGAAAAGCCGGGTACAGTAAGCGTACAGCCAATCGTATAGGCTCGGAAAACCTGAAAAAAGCTTACATTCAACAGGCTATAAAAAAACGCCTGGAAGAACTGAAAAACGAGCGCACAGCAACGCTCCAAGAAGCTTTGGAGTTTATGACAGCTGTTATGCGTGGAGAGGTCGAAGAAGAGGTTGTTGTAACAGAGGGCACCGGCGATGGAGGCAGTGAATCACGAATTATGCCCAAAAAGCCATCCGTCCGCGATAGGCTGGAAGCGGCAAAGGAATTAGCAAGACGATTAGGACGTTTTGTTGATTTAGAAAAAGAAGAGCATCAACTTCGCATTGAAAAGCTTAAAGCCGATATTGCGGAACGGCATACAGACACGCAAACCGAACCGGTAACGTTTATGTTTGACAGGAAAGAGGCGCATCCCGATGCAAGTTAATGTGGCATCATCGATATCACCGTCATTTGATGGTGTCTTTTATGATATACAAGAGCATAAATACACGCATTATTGGTTAGCAGGCGGTCGTGGCAGTACAAAATCGTCCTTTATAGGCTTAACAATACCGCTTCTTTTAATGCAAAACCCGAATTGTCATGTCGTTGTACTTCGTAAAGTGCGGAATACGGTAAAAAACTCTGTATTTCCGCAAATACAATGGGGGATAGATACATTGCAAATGACGGGTAAATTTAGGGCAATTACTTCCCCGCATGAAATTACATATACGCTTACAGGACAAAAAATATTATTTTTCGGGCTGGACGACCCGGCAAAAGTAAAATCTATTAAGTTGCCATTCGGATATGTGGGCATTGTGTGGTTCGAGGAATTGGATCAATTTAGCGGTATGGAAGAAATTCGCAATGTATTGCAGTCGTTATTGCGTGGCGGTGAGAAATATTGGGTGTTTTGCACATATAACCCGCCTAAAAGCCGTAATAATTGGGTGAACGAAGAGATTATACAAGCTCGTCCGGATAGACTGGTACACCATTCTACGTACTTGGATGTACCGCGAGAATGGTTGGGAGAGCAATTTTTTTTAGAAGCGGATACGCTTAAAAATAAAAATGAATTGCTGTACCGCCATGAATATTTAGGCGAGGTTACGGGGACGGGGGGAGCCGTTTTTGACAATGTGGAAGATATGGCCATGAGTGATGAACGTGTCGGAAATTTTGACAGGTTGTATTACGGTTTGGACTTCGGGTTTGCCGTGGATCCGTTAGCATTTGTGGCAATCCATTATGACAAAAAGAAAGAAGAGGTATATATCTTTGATGAATTGTATCGGCAGAAATTGACAAACGACAGAACCGGGAAATGGCTAAAGCGGAAATATCCGACGGCAATGCTTATTGCCGATTCGGCAGAGCCGAAGAGCATCGCCGAATTGCGTTCTATGGGGGTAAATGTACGAGGTGCGCGTAAAGGGCGCGACAGCGTTGATTATGGCATAAAATGGTTGCAAAGCAGACGCACCATATACATTGATAAAAGACGGTGCCCGAATGCGTACAGAGAATTTGTGACGTATGAATATGAACGTAATCGTGAAGGACAGTTTATCAGTGCGTATCCGGATAAAAATAATCACGCCATTGATGCGGTAAGATATGGGCTGGATGATGTAATGCAGCATGATAAGTTAGTCGCAAAACATATTGATTACTAGGGGGATATAGATGGACGGACAATCTTATACACTGCTTAAAGATTCCTATTACGGGACAGGCGGATATCAAAGCGGAGACTATTTGCTAAAACATAAAAGGGAAACGAATGCGGACTATCAAGACCGTAAGCGGTCGGCGTACTACTTGAATTATTTTGCTCCGATTGTCAATGCCCTGGTAGATCCTATTTTTAAGCGTAAACCGTTGCGGGACGGAAATGTCGCGGCATTAGGTAAACAGTTTTTGACAGATGTGGACGGACACGGTACGGATATACATTGCTTTATGAAACAAGCCGGATTAGTGGCCAAAATGTACGGGGTAGCATTTATTGTTTTGGATAATTACCGGGTGGCAACAGGACGCGCCAAGAATCTGTCCGATATGTTACAACAGCGTATTTTTCCGTATGCATATATTGTGGCTCCCGAAAACGTCCTTCGCTATGAAACGAACACAAAAGGAGAATTGCAAAGTATTACGTTTCGCGAAGTTGAAAATATACAGGATGGGCGAATTGAATATAAAGAAGTCACCTTTACGATGCAGGGGTGGAAAATTGAAGGCGATACGCATCGAGAGGAAGGTACGTATCAATTGGGACGACTTCCCGTGGTACCGCTGTATAGTCGCTTATTGGATGCACAAACCGTATTACCGATACCGGAGTTATTGGCGGTGGCCAAAACCGGAGCGGCTATATATAATCACTGCTCGTGGCTCAGCGAAATCCTTCGCAAACAAACATTTCCGCTTTTGACGGTACCTACATTAGATGCAACCGATATGGTGGTGGGCAATAATAATGCGTTGGGATATGCCCCGGAATCCGGGCATGCACCGGCTTTTATTGCACCGCCGTCGGATCCGGCAACCATTTTACAAGGGCAAATCACAGGCCTTATACAGGAAATGTACCGAATGGCAGGATTAACCTTTATGACCCCGCAGGGGAATCAAATCAGCGGAATTAGTCGTCAGTGGGAATTTGAACGCACCAATCAGCAATTAGCGAATTTTGCACTCCAATGCGCTCGGGCGGAAGAACAAGTTATGACCGTATTCGGACGGTGGATAAATCAAGAGATACGGTATACCGTATCTTATCCGGCTGATTTCGGCATTGTGGATGTCGCCGGAGAACTGGCCGAAGCACAAGCCGTGTTGGATCTGGGATTAGGCAACGGCTTGAAAGAAGAAGTGTTAAAACGCGTATTGTCGGTATATTGCCCGGAAATGGAAGCCGGACGTGCTGAAGAATTAGTAAATGAATTGGCAACGGAAGAGGAAACGGAAAAAGAGGATCATAAACATAGTACGGCAGAGGACGAAGAACAGGATGAAGACGAATGAAATCATCGGCACCGGTAGCAAAATATCTTTTAGAATTTAAGAAAAAATATAAGAAAAAGGGTAAAAAGGTTGTAGAAATTTTAGTACAGAAACTGGAAGCGGGGGAAGATGTCGAACAGGCTATACGAGAAACGATAGAAGTCACTCATTTTCAGGACATGCTGGACCAAGATACAAAAAACGCCATAGCTGCTTCTATGGCGGCGGGAATGGGGCGAACGTCTATTCCGCTTCTGCCGGAGATGGAAACGCCGTGGGATCCGTCGGAATTGACATTGTCGGAAAAGCTTCATAGTATACACCGTGAAATTCATCAGAAAATAGGGAACATAGTACAGCAACAAGTACGATTGCATAATCACGCAAGCGACATACGCAAAGCCTTGTATGACGGATATAACGGACAAAAAACGGAAGCGGTATTACAACAAGAACTGCCGCAATATATAAAGGGCGCTGTAGATTTTATTCGGCGGACTCCTTTTGAAAAGACGGATAAAGACTGCCGCTTACGGCTTATCCGTCGAATAGAACGGCAGGCGAAGGCGCTGACATCTAAACCGTTAAAAACCGCTTATAAAGAGTTGGCCATACAACTCGGGAAAAACAATGAAGACGGATTAAAACGAGCCGTGTACGTAGCCGTGCAGGAAAAAAGCCGCTATGTAGCCGAACGTATTGCCCGCACGGAGAGCGCAAGAGCGTGGGCGGACGGGTTTATTGCCCGTTATGAAAACGATGACACCGTTGCGGCGTATCGGTGGGAAGTATCCTCGGCACATCCCTGTACGGACGTATGCGATATGTATGCTAACGCCGATTTGTGGGGATTGGGAAAGGGAATCTATCCGAAAGACCAATGCCCGACACTTCCCGCACATCCGCACTGTTTGTGTTATTTGTCGCCCATATATGAGGGAGAAGTCGACTTAAACGAGCAACAAGACTTGCGGGAAGAAGGCGGCAATCATTGGCTACAGAAGCAAAGCAAGGACGTACAACGGCAATTGTTAGGCGTGCAGGGCGCGAAAGCATGGGAAGCGGGACGCCCGTGGCAAGATGTTTTGCGGAACTACAGCCCCGCAGTGATGAAGAGCAGGGTAAAATATTTGCCGATAGATAGAAGTATGTTATACTATAAACAGATGAAAGAAGTTGAACCTACTATATCAAAAGTTATTCAAGAAGTAGCAAAAGCAACAGAAACAAAACTTGCAGGCTTTGAATGCCGTATAAAAGAGATAGATTCATATCAACGAAAAATCAAAGAACATTTTGATTTGGGCGATGAAAATTACAGGGCAAAAGATATAGTAAGATACACTTATTTGGCTGAGGCTGATAATTTAGTAGATAAAATCAAAGAAATACGGCAAAAGTTGGAAGATAAAGGGTATAAAACTGTAGAAGTAAAAAACTATTGGTTAGATAAAACAAATCCTTATAACGGTATAAATACGATAGTAAGAATACCTATAGGTGAAGAAATAGAAATACAATATCATACACTGGAAAGTTTAGAAACAAAAGAACAGCAACATAAAATATACAAAGCACAAAGAGAATTAAGCCCGTTTTCAATAGAATATATTGAATTAAAGTATAAAATGTTTGATATTGCAAAAGATTTAGAGCCCCCTAAAAATATTGAAAATATAGAGGAGTGACTTTATGAAAGTTAGTTATGTAATCTTAACAAATAAACAAGATTATGGAAAGGTAATAAAGCGAATAATAAAAGACGGGCAGGAATATACAGATGATTATATTTATAACGATGGAGAATGGGAACTTACAGGATGTATGTTGGCTTATACATGGTTTGAGAGCCCTTTGTATGAAATGTATGAAGAAATAACCGAAGAAGAAGCAATGAAGCGTATAGCAGAAATGAAATAAAACCACTACGAAAATAGCGTAGTGGTTTTTTAGTGGAGCGGAGATGGCGAAGCGTATCTTTTTGTAGTGTGAGGTTGTCTTTAGCGGACACTTGTTGTAGTCTTGTTGCAGACTTTCAAATTTTGCGTACAGACGGATCCGCGTGAGACGCTTTAGGAAAGTGTAGGATAAATAGGAAAAACAGCGGGACAACATAACGCGACTTTGTGACAAAATGTCCTAATTAAGGGACAAAACGGCCTAATTTTGTGACAAAATGTCCTAATTAAGTGACAAATGGGCTATAAAAACGGGACAACGCATATTTCCATTCGGGGATGTGCTTTTTTTATACCATAAAGGAGGTGAAGGCTGTGTTAAGTGTTACACGAGATAATCATATAAAAATCACACGAGGAGATAGTGCGATTTTACAGTTGGCATTGGAAGACGAAAATGGGGCGCCGTATTTACCGACAGAGGCGGATATGGTGCTGTTAACCGTTAAAACCTCTACGGAATCTGACCATGTTATTTTTCAGAAACGTTTGATTCAAGGTGAATTTAGGCTACAGCCGGGCGATACTAAAGCATTGGAATATTGGCAGTATGTGTATGACGTACAGCTGATCAAAGCGGACGGGTTTGTCACAACGGTTATACCGCCGTCAGTTTTTGAGGTCGGAGAAGAGGTAACGGACTGATGTACCAAGGAAAATTACACGGAAAAGTAACCGCCCGGGGCGTATTACACGGTAAGCTGAAACCCGTATCCTGTCTGCGCGGACGAATATATGCCGGTACAGGGGAAAACGGTGTGGCGACGGCAACAGAAAAAGAAATTCAACATATTTTTGAGGGGGAAGAATAGTATGAAAAAATTAATTGATTTAGAAGGATTAAAAGTATTTTTAGGGGAATGCAAAAAAATTTTTGCATTACAAGCTACTATGGAGTCTACGTATGCCAAGAAGGTCGACGCCGTTACATCGGCAGAGATAGACCGCAAATTAGCAGATTATGCAAAAGCAACTGCACTTACCGATTTCGCTAAAAAATCGGACGTTGCAAAAGCTGTACAGTACAGAGGAAGCATTGATACGTATGACGCCTTGCCTAAATCGGGAATGGTTGTCGGCGACATGTATAACGTATTACAAGCAGACAGCGCACACGCTATTAAAGCCGGGGATAATGTCGTATACAACGGTAACGACTGGGATAATTTGGGCGGCGTAGTAGATTTATCTGCATATGCGACAAAAAGCGATGTACAGCAGGCTATACTGGGCGGAATAGAAGTAGCAACGGAATCTGAAGTACAAGCTGTTTTTTAGAAAAGCGGATAAATAAAAAGGGTGTCGCTTAACGCGCCACCACTTTTATATTACTTTGGCTCTTCGCCGTATAACCGTATCATACCCTGACGTGTAACGAGCCAAGTGCTTCCGGACTTGCGGCACTCAGTGGTAGTAAAACGTGGAGGATACCCTTTTTGTCCGCTACAAGCTTGCTTTACGGTAACTTGTGAAACTTTCCAGCGTCTTGCCGCCTCAGTAGTAGTAAGAACTTCATCAATAATATTCACTATGGCCTCCGAAGAAAACTGGCAACTAAAGCAATAAAAATAATGATAGTGGCTATTATAGTTAGCCAATTTTGAGAAAAATAGAGCCTAACAACAGATAATGCGAAAAGTAATGATAATAGTATTTTGGGTTTCATGATGTTATAATAAACATAGTGAGGAGTGGGGGTGGAATCCCACCCCTCGGTATCCTTATTTATTCTTCAAGTTTTTAGCTATCGTAGTAATTCCGACTATTATTGTTACTATGTTGGCTATTACTTGAAGAATATTTTCTATGTCTACCATTTCTTCACCGCCTTTCTATGTATATATTATACATCTTATAAGATGTATAGTCAAGAGAAAGAACCCCAAAAACTAAACTTTTTGCAAAATATTAAAAATCCCTGCACTTGTAAGAGTGCTTTTTTTATACCTAAAGGAGAAAAAAATACATATGGTAAAATTGATAACACTTGAAAACTTGAAGACGTTTTTAGACAAGTTGCGGGAAGAACTGAACGAGTCCGCCAGCGTTGATGACTATTGCGTACCGGACGGAACGGAAATAGTCACGGCGGAAATGTTTGAAAAATACCATCTCACGGAAAAGATGTATCTAGCTTTCCCGCCAAGTGTAAAAAAAATAGAGAATTTTAATTTCTTCGCATATCCCTTTAATAATAAAAAACAACTATTAATAGCCGTATCACTTCCGCAGTGTACAACTGTAGGGTGCATGGTGTTCCAGGATTGTAGCAGTCTTACGACCGTATCGCTCCCACAATGTTCGATAGTGGAGAATAATGCGTTCCGGAATTGTAGCAGTCTTACGACCGTATCGCTCCCACAATGTTCGACAGTGGAGAATAATGTGTTCCAGGGTTGTGTCAGTCTGCTGACCGTATCACTTCCGCAGTGTACGACAGTGCGGGAAACTGCGTTTGGGGGTTGTGTCAGTCTGCTGACCGTATCACTTCCGCAGTGTACGACAGTGATAAGAACTGCGTTTGGGGGTTGTGGCAGTCTGCAAACACTGATTATCAATGAAAAGGCAAATATTGACAACATTAACGATTGGGGAGTTCCATTTACAGCCACAATTTACAATGAAACAAAAACGAAAAAGTTGGTTAATGGCAGGTGGGAAACGGTATGAATTTTGGATAATCATATTAGAAAGTTATTTATGGCGACCGCAGGGTTGCTTTTTTTATTGTCTTTTCGCCGATAGAAGCGGACTGCAGACGTAAAAGAACAGCCATTTATTATGCACAGGAGGCAGAATATGCACACATTAAAAGAGATTTTCGAAGCATTAAGTAAAACGGAGAACGGCGGTGAGCTGGTAGCGGATTTACAAAGTCAGTTATCGGAGATACGAAGTGAAGCGGCCGCTTCTCGGGTATCTAAGAATAAGGTACTGGAGACTTTAGGACTTAGAAATGCGGAAGATCCGGACGTTGCCGTGGCAGAGTTGGCTAAAACGATAACGGCGTTGCAACAGGCAGGGGGAAATCCGACTGCATTGGGTACGCAGGTTGCCGCATTGCAGGCGCAAGTAAAAGAACTGACGGGAAAGTATGCGGCAAGCGAAGAAAAGGCCAAAGCGGAACGGGAAAAACGAGTTGCAACGGCGATACAGTCGCAAATTGTGAGCGCCTTAACGGAAGGAAAAGCCATTAAGCCGGAGGTGTTCGCCAAGTTATTGGCGGGCAATGTAAAGGCAAAAGATGATGATTCTCTGGTTTTTATGAACCAAGATAAGGAATTGTCCGTGACCGACGGAGTAAAACAATGGCTTACGGATAATCCGTGGGCGATTAAGAACGACAGCCAAAACGGAGCAGGCTCCGGAGGCGGTAAACCGAACGGCAACGGAAAACTTACGTGGAATGATGTAAAAGGTATGTCCCGTAGTGAAATTAATAGTCATTGGGACGAGATTAGTAAAGGAGTTGATTCGTAATGATTAGTACTTTTATTCCCACGATTTGGGAAGCACGGTTGTTAGCACATTTGGATAAGGTGCTGGTTTATGGTAATTTAGTAAACCGCGATTATGAAGGCGATATTTCGTCATTCGGGGATACGGTTAAGATTAATCAAATTCAAGATATTACTATTCAAGATTATCAGCGTAACGGCAAGATTACCTATAATCAGGTAGACGGAACCCCGACAGAATTGCACATTGATCAACAAAAATATTTTGCGTTTAAAGTGGATGATGTAGATGCGGCGCAGGCCAATGTTAATTTGGTGGACAGCGCTATGCAACGGGCCGCGTATCGGTTACGGGATACGGTAGATCAACATTTGGCGGCGCATCACAGCAAAGCGGGGATAGTAGAAGGCTTAGGCTCTGACGATAAACCCGTCGCTCTTACTACGCCGGCGAAAGCGTACGAAGCATTGGTAGATATGAAAGGGGCATTGGATGATGAAAATGTGCCTTCTGAAGGGAGATGGACAGTTGTTCCGTCGTGGTTTTACGGTTTAATGCTGAAGGACGATCGGTTTGTTGCCGCCGGCACGAATAAAACCGATGCCGTATTGGGTAACGGTTTTATCGGTCAAGCGGCAGGGTTTAATATTTATCAATCCAACAATGTGCCGAATGTGGGAAAAACAAAATATAAAATCTTAGGGGGAACCAATGCCGCAATTTCGTTTGCGCAACAAATTTTAAAAACCGAAGCGCTGCGGTTGGATGATACGTTTGCGGACGCGATTCGCGGATTGCATGTGTACGGCTCGGTGGTGGTGCAACCGAAGGCGTTGGCGTGCATGACGGCCAATAGTAAATAATGGCCGTCATCAAAATTAAGGTAACGGGAACGGGCGATGTGATAAGTCGCCTTGACTCCTTACCTGAAAGCTTACGGTCTACGTTAGGTACAGCGGTGAATGTGTCTATTAGAGATGTACAAGATTATGCAAGACAGCATCATCGATACACGACACGAACGGGAACGGCGGAACGGTCTATCAGTACCCGCCGAACGGATACCCGATTCACGGTAAAAGGTGAAGTAGGTACGACAAGCACTGTTGCCTTATACCTGCATCAAGGCACACGACCGCATGAAATAAAGCCGAAACATAGAACGGTGTTACGGTGGACCGGTAGTGCGGGGTGGGTGTTTGCCAAGCGCGTATATCATCCGGGGACAGCGCCCGATCCGTTTATTTATAATGCCCTTGACGCACAAAAAGATTCAATTTTAAAACGAATAGACGCTGCCGTCGATATGGCAATGAAAGGGGGCGGTTAAGTGAAATATGTTACCGTAGCGGATATACATGACGAAGTGCTTAATTGCAGAAGTGAAGATTTGGAATATGCTAATGCCTTTTTGTCGCGTTTGGCACGAAATTACGGTGTAGATGAACAAGAAGCGCAAATTCCGCCGAGTGCGGTCATTAAACGTTTGGGGGCAGCCGTAGCGTGCCGGGAATGTGCGGCCGCTATGGTAGGACAGGATACGACGGTAATGGTAAACGGGAATCGGACGGATGATGTATATTTGCAAAAATATCATTTGTACAGAGATGTCGTTAATGATTTGCAAAAGGGGTTAAGTTATGCGGATTTCGCCAAACACGGGACATCATCCGCAGGGAAAGGGGGTGTCGGGGTAATTTCATTATCCCGCAGTTGATGATTTCCTTACGACAAATAGCGAATACTCTGGTAGAGGTTTTACAGCAAGAAATTCCGGAGGTTATTTGGCAGGCCAATGTAATGGGAGCACAGTGGCCCAAAATACTTACCGGATTTATTTGTTGTGATAGTATTGACTACACCGTGATAGCTAAAGACAGATTATCCGGTACGGCGGGATTTACAATAGAAATTATTCATCCCGCACCGAAAGAGGAAACCCTGGATATTCACGTTATAGAAGATTATGCGCAGAAAGTACATAAGGTGTTATTGTCCCCGTGGCGCGGCCAAGACGGAACGCCGCTGGATGCGAAAGTGGAACGGATTCAATTCGCTACTCCCGCAGGAATAAATACAATCGGATTGGCTATTTTACAAGTGCAAGTTATTATTTGAAGGAGTGAGATAATATGGCAGAAAAAGTACGGGCGGTAAAGCCCGTTACGGAAGATAAATTACAGGGGAAAGAAGTATTGGCTTATATTAATTATGGAGAAGGGGCGACATACGAAAGCCCGAAATGGACACTAATCGGGGGGCAAACAAAGGCGGATTTCAGCATGTCGGCGGACAGTATTGATGCGTCCAATAAATCCTCCGGCGGTTGGGGCGAAACATATGCCGGAATTCGTACCACGGAGCTTTCGCTGGAAATTGTAATTCCCAAACAAGACGTAGGATATGCGGCACTGAAAGATGCGTTTGTAAAAGGGGAAGCGGTAGATATTTGCCGATATGCTTCGGACGGATCGGCCGAAAGAAATTGGTACAATATTACGGAACTTTCCGATGAAACCCCGCATGATGATATGGCCACAGCCAGCATTACCTTGGGCGGCTTGGGACAGCCTAAATTTTATCATCAGTTAAAGTCCGTACAAGAAGTCGGAACGGTTAGCACGGCATCGTCTATCAGCTAGGAGGATATATGCGATACAATAAAGTAAAACATGATATTACGACGACCATTAACGGGCAAGACTATAGTTTTAGATATACCGTTAACGGATTTATAGAACTGGAAGCGGTAAGCGGTAAAGGCATTATGGATATTTTTTCCGATACGCAAAATGGAAAAATTCCCTCGTTGGCTTTTTTGGTAGATGCGGTTCGCATCGGGTTATCCGGAGAAGGGGTCATGATGCCTAAAAATGAGGTTGCCGCTTTGGTGATGACACTAGCACGAGCGAAAGGGTTCAGCGAGGTGGTTAATCTCTTTTTCGGGACAATTGCCGCATCCGGATTGCTGGGAATAGATGTCAGTGAGGAAATGCTGCGGAATCTCGGTATGGTTTCGGCGGAACCGCATACAAAAGAAAAAAACGGCACAGCGGCAGTACAGAACCGGCGTTAAAAACAATACATGATTATTTGAACGTTGTATTGCCGTTTTGTTATGGTGAATTGCATTTGACCGGTGAAGAAATCGGCAGCATTACGCCGGGAGAAATCACCGCACGGTTGGACGGATATGCCAAGAGGATGAAAAATATGCGCATTCTCTTGGCATCTTTTGTTACGGCGCCGGTTATTAATAGCGGAATGCGGGGCCCGAAACGACCTGTGACCGCTCAAAAATTAGTACCGCAGGATTTTAAAGAAGAGATATCTGCAGAAAAATTAAAAAGCTTGCAAAAATTTATGGAGCAAGCGGAAAGGAGAGATGATGGCGGAAAAGGAAATAAAGGTTGAAATCAGTGCGGGTTGTGAGAAACTCGTATCGGCAGTAGATAAGGCCAAAGCGTCAGTGGAAGATTTGGCCAATGTGCAGGTACAGAATCCGTCGTGGAATCCGTTCAAACGACTGATTGACCGTACTAAAGACAGTATTGATCGCACGAAAGATGCATTAAAAGGTGTGAAAGATGAAAAAATAAAAGATGTGGGACTTAACGCGTTAGCTAATAATGCCGGGAAAGCGGCTAAAGAAACCAAAAGATTAAAAACCGAACAAAGTTCTTTGCGCGGTGTATTGTCCGGCGTGAGAAGTGCCGCATTGGCCGCGTTCAGCATCGGCGCTGTGGTCACTTTCGGCAAAGCCGTAATGAAAGCGTCGGCCGATATGGAGTTATTGAAAAAAGGCTTAGCGTTTACACTGGGAAATACCGGCGCGCAAAAACTGATTGAAAATATGCAAACGTTGGGAGAAAAAAGTGCGTATAATTCAAATCAACTTATACCGCTTGCACGGGCGTGGATAACGGTAGGAGATAATGCCCAAACGGCAACCGCAAAAATGAAGAAAATCGTTGATTGTGCCAGTGCGTACGGTTTGACGGAAGACCAAATGTCGCGGGTTAACTTGGCACTTACGCAGATGCAGGCGAAAGGTAAAGTGTCATCTGAAGAAATGCGTCAATTGGCGGAAGCGGGGGTACCTGCTTGGCAGTTGCTTAGTACGGCTATGGGAAAACCTGTAAATGAATTACAAAATTTAGCGGCGCAGGGAAAGCTGACGCAGTCGTCCATTGATATGTTGTTTGACGGCATGGCGAAGAAAACGCAGGGGGCTACAAATTCCATGGCCAACACTATGGAAGCGAAGTTCAGCAATGTTCAAGAAGCGGTTACGAACTCGTTTGCCGCTATCGGCGATATTATTGCGCAAGGATTCGGCGTATCCGACATTTTAACGTTGGCCGGCAATTTAGCGGAAGGCATGAAACAGCATTTTCAGAATATTCGCGATAATGCGAAACAAATCGGAGTAAAAAATGCGATTGTAAAGGAACTGCAAGGGATAAGCCCGGTTGCGGCGGCTGTGTTTAACGGAATTGCCACCATTATATACGTAGTTACATCGGCATTATATAAACATCGTGATGCGGCGTTGGCAGTAGGAACGGCTATTTTAGGAATATGGATAGCGGCTAAAACTATTATCGGGGTCAGCACTATCATAAAGACATTGGTCGAGGCTTGGAAGTCGCTGAAAGCAGCGATTGCCCTTGCCAGAGAAGCTGTAGTTGCATTTCGTAGTACGTCTTTAGGCATGGCGGTAGTAAAAGGCATTATTACCGGATTGCGTGCGGCGTGGTCCGGACTTACGGTGGCTATCGGGATGGCGAAAACGGCGGCGTTGGCCTTTCGCGCAGCATGTATTGCCAATCCGGTTTTGGTGGCCATCGCTTTAATTATTGCCGCCATTATCTTAATTGCTACGCATTGGAATACGGTAAAGCGTGTAGCACTTGCGTGCTGGAGTGCTGTTTGTGGTGCGATTAGTGAGGCAGGCGCCAAACTCAGGGCGGTTATAGGCGGGGCAATTGACTGGGTAAAAAACAAGTGGGAAGGATTAAAAGCGGCTGTGTCGCACCCTTTGGATTTTGTAGTACATGAAACGCATGCTGTTACACAAACCGTAACCGGCGGCAAGGCGGGGGGCACGCCCGCAAAACCGACGGCAACGGGTGGAATATTCGGCGGCGCTGTACCTATGGCAACGGGCGGTATGGTAGGGGGTAAAATCCCCGCTCTTGCTAATGGCGGACAACTCAAGCACGGAACGCCGGCAATTGTCGGGGAAGCCGGCCCGGAAGCGGTTATACCTCTTAAAGATTCCGTATTGTCTCAAATCGGTGCCGCAATTATGACCGCTTATCAAAAAGGGAAAAATACAAAAGAAACTGAACTTACAGAAATACAAGCCAAGATTAAAACCTTAGCAGATACGAAAGAATTAGATGCTTATGCCAAGGTGATGAAAGAAGCTGCTGATAAAGCGGCGGAAGTAGGAAAAGAAGTACAAACATTTAATGCTTACCAAAAAGAAGCGAATAAAACCGCCGCCGCATATGGAGATATTGGCGAAAAAACGATCGCTATGAAAGAGCGGGCATTACAAATTACGAAAGAAATTGCCGATTTAACTGCTAAAGTAAAGGCCGGCAAAGCGAGTGATGTAGAAGCACTTAAAGTACGGGCTTTAGCGCAAGAAAAAGAAGAACTGTTAAAAACATATGACGAGGAAAAAACGGCGGCCATTAAGGCGGCACAAGATGCGGCAAGTGCTCGGTTGGCGATAGAAAAGCAAGCCGGTGCGGCGATTGAAAATTTGCAGTTACAAACTGCGCAAAAGGTAAATTCCCGTGCGTTGGCATTGCAACAAGCACGGTTACAAGAAGAAAAGGCCGATACGGCTACTTGCCACGCTCAATATATGGCATATTTAAAAGAAAGAAGCGATGCTGAAGGAGCCAATTATGCTACGATATTGGCAAATGAAAGCCAATTGGCACAGCAACGTCAGGCGTGGCATGAACAGTTAATGGTGAATGCTGCAGATTGGAGTATGTATATGGACACTATACTTACCAATTTAAGCCAAAATTTGACGGACGGTTTAGCGGCAGGATTGGCGGAGTGCATTGTCAAAGGACAAAATTTAGGGGATACATTTAACCGTATTGCGGAAAATTTAGCGATTAATTTTTTACAAGGTGTATTACAAAAAGCGATCGGCAGTTTAGGTATTTTGCAGAATTTGGGAAATCAAACGGCGAAGCAGGAGATTTCCA